TCACGATTTGAAATACTTTCTGGTGTAATTTCACCCGGTGGTGGTGTCGGTGGTTCACCCCCTCCTAACTCTCCACCTGGTGGAGGTGATGCTGGTACCTCTCCTCCCAAATCTCCGCCAGCAAATGCTCCACCTAACTCAGGTGGTGCTTCGGCCTCTTCTCCTCCTGGTGCTGGTGTACCTGCAGGTGCTTTGACCGTACCATACAATTTATCGATTGTATCGAATATACCTGTCTTAACAATTACAGTTGGTGTTTGTTTGAGTTCTTCACCAACAGCTTTTTCAATTCTTTGTTGTAATAAATCAACTCTGATTTCATCGTCAGACCATTGGAATAAATGCTTCTTAGCCCACGTTGATGAAGTTGCTGCAATACCTGAGCCAGGGTCAGAAACCATATCTTTGTACAATAACATTTTTTCTTTCCAAATGTCAATTTTAAGAAGGTCTGCCTGAGTTGAGGGGTTTGTTAATCCCAAAGTAAAGTTTGAAATTTCTTCTTCAAATCCCAACAAAAACAAGTGGATAATCGCAATCTTATTTAATTCCTGAACCATAGATTTTTGAATTCTATTGATGGTTCTTGCAAAACGAATATCCATAAGAGCTAAACTCTTTCCATCTCCAACTACGTCTTCGAAACCAAGAAACGCCTTAGGTATACGAAGAGCAGTTACAAGTTTTTTCTGAAGATATTCAATATCCGCAATTTCAGAAAGATTCTGAGCACCTGCCAAAGTATCAATTGGATTTGGTGCTGCGGGGTCACGAACAGGAATAAAATAATCTTGGTCAACAGCCATTTGGTTGAATCTCATATCAACCTGACCTGTTTTACTGTCAACAATTTGTTCTCTTTTGAACTTGTTTGCAACACGTTGTACATACGCCTCAACGTCGTCGTCGTTCATATTTCCTACGTAGACTTTAAATACTCTACGTTCTGGGGCTCTTGAAGTACGATATATCAACATCGCGTCCTCCGATAATAGAAGTTGTTTCCAAATTCTACGGGACTTTTCCAACATTGATGTACCATACGGCAATTTTCTATCGTCACCCAATAGTCTGAAGTGACCTATTTCCCAAGGTTGGAATTCCATATTTCTTGCTTTCCAATAGAATTTCAAACCTTTTTGGTCGTCCTCTTTTTTGATTTCGTAGTTTGACCCGTTCATCAAACCTCTCTCAATTCTTTCGATTTCAACGTTTGGTAATTGTTGACAACCGATAACACCCCCTTCAGGGTCCAATCTGAGATAAATAAAATTGTCACCATACTTACAAGTGTTACGAGTCCACATAGGTAAGTTTGTGTTGATATCTAAGTTATTGTTGAATAAATCCGCCAAGACAGATTTAATTCTTTTAGATTCAGAATAAATTTGGAGAACAAAACCATCCTCATTTGGTGTGGTAGATTCTTCCGCGTAGATATCAAGTGCTGCAGAAATCTCAGGAGTATATTCCATTGATTCATAATCGTAATACGACGCCAATCTGTTTGGTTCATAGTAAACCGCTTGTGTGTATAAGTTACTTTCAACCTTCGCAAATTGACCTGCTAAGTAAGATGTCTGACGAGCTTGTAATTTTTCTTTTTCATATTCAGCTTTATCGGTAGTTCTTAAAAGTTCTTTTTTGTCGAACTTGTATATAGGAAAATCCTGACTCATAAGAGCATCAGGACCCATTGCCCTACCTAATCGTTGCCATATGGTAAAATTCTTATCACTCATTATCTATAAATTTACTTATCAATCGTCTTTTATAAATACTACTTCGGACCAAACAACCATTTATATTGTTCATAATCATTACGAGTAGGAGTGTAATATTTACTATTTTTTGTCATTGACCCTGGTGTCTGAGGTAATGATGGATTAAAGTATTTTGATTGGTCTTTGTTTTCGGAAACCATAGTTGTCCAAGAATTTAACATAGACTTGGTATGATTTTCAACTTTACTTAGTGAGGGAAATGCCGCCTCGGCTGCAAAACAAGCCATTGAGATTCCCATAATACAGTCATCGTGATGGCCTCTTTGGTGGTCAGGTCTTCCGTTTATGTAAACGAAAGTACCCATTTCATTTAAAAGTCTACTCGAACGAATTTGGAATTTGTGTCTAATTGCTTCCTCAAAAGATGCAATAATTTGAACCCTTTTTGCGTTGAAGTTTATACCTGGAATTTTTTCTTTTAACTTGGGGTCGTACTTCCATTTATTTGCAAAATCGACTCCCTCAATGTAAAAGTTTTCATAACCTAATTCTTGTAATTTTCTTGATGTTGCCACACCCATACCACCAGTCAAATCTGTAATACAAAGAGCACTATACATATTACCCCACTTAAACGCAATTTCAGCTAACACATCGGGTGGAATTTTACCAACAAATTCCAATACCTGTTCACGAGCGTCAAAGTCAATGATTTGTATACTCGAAAAGTCTTCTGAGTCACCTCGTGACACGTCTATACCCATTACGTATCTATGTCCGTTTTCAGGTTCTTTCCAAATCCATAATTGATTAGCCATCAACTTTGCATTTGGTTCCTTTATGTAGTTTTGGGAAATGTCCTGTAGTGTGTTAGAGTCAAAGACGTTATCACCTGAACCCAAGAAATTACATTCCAATTCCTGAGCAACTTTCCTTCGGTCGTACTTAAGTTTTTTTACCATAGCCTCGAACCAAGTTGAACAAGGTTTGTAACCATCAGAAAGGTAAACTTGAAGACTTGTTAAACTTCTTTCCCGAATGTCTATGTCTTTCAAACTTATAATATCCTCGGCAGTATATTCTTCTTTGTTGAGTAAATAATGAACGATATCTTTGGTTTTGACCATATACAAATCTTTTGTATAACGGGGGTCTCTATACCAAAACATTTCTGTGATTTTGAAATCATTCATACCCCTCAAGGCTTGGTCATAGATTTCATAATAAATTGGGTCATAACCATTTGGAGTAGAAATAACTATCACTTTACCACCTGTAGAAAGTGATGCCATACAAGCAGCCCAAAAATCACTGTCGGCCTCAATAAATGCAGCCTCGTCGAAGATTAAGACCGTGGGGCTATATCCACGAAGTGCATCTTTTGATGTTGCTACGGCCTTTACTTCACAGTCATTTGAAAGTTTGAAATGTCTTGCAGAGTTTTTTTCACCTGAGAAACCAATACCAACCCAACTTGGCCATTGTTCTGTAAATGCTCGAATTTTGTTTGCAAATTCAACAGATGTTTCAAGTTTGTTGGCAATAATCAATATTTTTTCAGGTTTTTCTTTACGGGCAAATGCCAATCTTTTACTTGACCAAGCAGCAGAGACTGTTGATACCCCCGCCTGACGATACTTCAGGGCAATGTTTTCATTGTGATTGTCGTAATCGTTAATTAATTGAACTTGGTCTTGGAATAACTCCAGCGGTACGTACTTGGAAACAGTGTTGTCATAAGTTTGGAGATAGGTTTTAAGAGCGTATGGCGTATTAGTCATACACTTCTTATACTCTATTAAAAGTTGTTCTTTTGTTAGACTCATTATTTGGAGGGACTTATACCAAGTCCTGCCAACAAGTCGTCAAAACCATCTTCACCAGAGTCTTCTTTCTCTGGTTTGAAATTTTCATAATCTGTTTTGAGTTGGTTCGCCCTTTTCATAATCTCGCGGAACCTATCGGTTGCTTTAGAAACACGAGATTTATCCTCTGAAATTGCGTCTCCCGTAAGTTTTATTACCTCAGCAGCAGGAAGTTTATAAAGTTCCATTTGGAACCAATTTATTAAACCTTTATTTTCATCTTCAAAAATCTCATCGGGTAGAGCAAATCGTAATTTTTCAACAACTGGCGGACCAATTCTCAAAGACCAGGCCTCCATAGGTAAAGTGTCCGTTTGACCCATAACTTGTTGTCTTATAACAGGGTCTTCAGGTAAACCATATCTACCTTTAGCCTCTTCCAAACCTTTCAAAATTTCGTGACACAAGATTGGAAATAACATACCCCAAGCAGAGATTGTTGTATCAGGTTTTTCTTCACCTTCTTCACCTTCGCCCTCATCATCGTTGTTGTTGTTGGCTTGGAGTTCTACTTTTCCACCAACACCTTGTCCTGTTTCAGACATATATTCTATCGAAGCCTCATCAGTAAAATAATTGAAGTCATTCAAAGCCATAATCAACAAGTAATTGTCATAGAGATTTGGGTTAATCCTGTTAAGTTCTCTTCTAACACTTGGTTTTTGGAAGACGTAGTGTCCTTTTTTGGCTGTCCCCTGAATAATTGCGTTGATGATATTTCTCTTATGAATTTCAAGTTCAACCAATTCCTTCCGAGTAAGTTCATCACCATCCATCAAAGCCTTTGCTTTTATTTCTTCTTCGGTTTCATCTTCTAATTCCTCAGATTCGTTTCGGAAATTTTGTACATTGATTTGTTCCCCTAAGTGTAAATCAAAATTGAACCAATTTTCAGGAACTTCAGACTCTTCGAGACAAGCCCTCAGAGCCAAGTCTTTTAACTCTTCAAGGTGCCGTTGCTCAATTTGCCAAGTTGGCATAATTTTACCATAAGCCTCAGATTTAATCATCATTGCAAGATTTCTTGGAGTAACAAGTGTTTGATTAGAAGTAGCACTTCTTAACTTATCAACAACTTGTTTAAATCTATTTGTGATTAATCTTTGTACGTCCTGTTCACGACGAGGAAGTGCAGGATTCTGTACATATGGACTTTGAGGGTTAGAAATTTTTCTCTCCAAAGATGGGTCCATCCTTTCAGGATAATCACCATAATCGATTTGTTCCTGAATTTTTTTACTTCTTGCCATTACTTAGTAAACTTTTAATTACGTTCAACACATCTTCTTTAGCCCTTTCTAAATCCTGAGCTTTGGGTGCAGGATTTTCTCCTGGGTTTGGATTTTTACCAGGGTGTGGTGGTCTTTGGGGTTTT